GTTCCGGCCGTCGGGAATGTCGAGCTGGTAGGCGTAGAACTCGGCAGGGGTCATCTCTTCCTCCGGCTGCTGTACGGGAACGCTGGCGGACTTCACGCCGCCCAGCGCGGGATCGGCACTGATGGTGCCCTCGGTGAAGGCGGGCACACCGTAGCCGTAGGGGGATCCGGCGCCGCGGCGGGGACGCTTGCGCTCGTAGACGCCGTCGCCCTGGTAGGAGCCGCCGGAGTTGGTGTTGCCTTCGATGGTGTAGATGTAGTCGGCGTCGTAGGCGTACACCACACCCACATGGTCGCCTCCGCTGGGTCCCATGTAGAAGGGGCCGCCCAGCACGGGGTACTCGGTCCACCGGTTGCGGTCCTTGAACCAGTCGACGCCGGTCAGGCAGGACGCGGTGATGGGGATGGTGGAGCGCTCCCCGAGCTCGTCGGCGCCCCAGCTGACGAAGACGTGACACCACGCCTGATTCTGGGACCACTCCAGGCCTTCGACGGCGGGGGAGAACTTCTGGTGGTTGTTCCAGTCTCCATCGGCGTCCCGGCCTTCGTGGTAGCCCTTCTGGGAGCGGAGCAGGTTGACGTACGCGGTTCGGGAAAGGGACATGTCGGTCCTTTCTGGTCGTCGGAAAATTGTACCGGGCGATTCGGTTTGACAGGTGTTCCCTGGAGGTATACAGTTGGTGTCACCGCAGAACGGCGGACGTACTACCGAGGAGTTACCAATGAGCAACGCACTTTCCGACCTCACCGGCAACGGCCAGCGCACCCGGATCCACAACGACCAGATCGTCCTCAAGCTCCCCCAGGCCGCAAGGGCCCTGGTCAAGACCGCAGCCGACGCCCAGGGCGTGTCCGTCTCCACCGTCGTCCGGCACGCCATCGCCGAATACCTGGAGCGCCGCGGCTACAAGGGCTAACCCCCGGGCAACACCACCATCCCACCCCAGGCACTACCAAGGAGATACCGAAATGAAGGTCAAGCCCAGCAGGGACATGGCCCGGATCAACCGGAAAGCCGACATCACCGACGGCCCCATCGTCAATGACATCCACTCTCTCAGCGGCCGGAAGTTCCAGGTCGACCAGATCTCCATCGACTACATCCTGCGCGACGACATCTGGACGACCCACGGCATCCGCATCTACGGCTTCGCCCTCAAGAAGGACGGCACCCCCAGCAAGAACTACGTCGAACGCTGGATGGGAGACGGAGACCTTGCCTGGGCCGACGAGCTCGTCGGACTGCTCCGCCCCGTCGGCGCCACCACCCTGCGCTTCGAGGGAACCAGCTTCGAGGTGACCGGATGAGCCTGTTCACCGGAAACGCCGAAGTGTACGTCGACCGGGAAGTGAACAAGGTACTGGTCTGCTTCGACGAACCCGACACCACCGACCCGGACACCGGGGAAACCGTCCCCGGAGAACCCCTGCTCCACATCACCCTGTCCGCCGACTCCGCCCAGGACTTTGCCGGACGGCTCATGATCGCCGCACTCGAACTCGAAGGAGAGAGCCAGTGAACCCGGCCGTAGAACATCTGGAAGCCGACCTCGACGAGCTGTGCGAGATCGTCGGCACCTCCCGGGACGGGGCCCCCGGCGTGGAATTCAACCTCCATCGGGGGGCGTGGGAGTCCAGCAACTTCACTCGGGCCATGTTCGACATCATCCTGGACCAGGCCGGGTCGGGGTCTTCCCGAATCGACGACCCGTGCGCCGCCTGCTACGACTTCACCCGCACGTGGAACTGCCCGGAGCACCGTCCGCGGAAGATGGCCCGAGTGAAGGGCGAATGGGCATGGAAGAACCCCGCTGACCCGCGGGCCGTCTACTACGTAGGCATGGAGGAATGGTGATCACCTCACCCTACGGGGAAGCCGTCTGCCCAGCCTGCCACATGCTGATCGGGCTGAACGCTTCCGGCCTGTTCGAGTACCACGGAGGACAGTCGCTGATCGCCCACGGGTGCCGCTTCTCCGGCTGCAAGCCCCCGGCGGAACCGGTCACTGCTGACGAGATCCCTGAGGCGGCGTTCTCGTCGGAGCCGCGGACGGCCCTTTGTGGGCGGTGCGGCCAGAGCGCCGAACTGATCACCGTCGGATACAGCGAGCACGGCTACCGTTTCCGGGACCACGACGTTCCGGGAGGCCTGGTCCTGTGCGCCGCAAGCGGGGAGTTCGTCACTCCGATCTCGTTCTGACCTGAAACGTTTGACAACAGGGGATGCCGGGGATACACTCGGCATCCCCTGTTGATTTACGCTACACGAGGAGGCACCGTGGACGGTCTCGCCACACCCCAGGAAATCGCCGAATACCTCAACGTAAAGGAACAGACACTGAGAGTATGGGCCACCCGGAAGAAGGGCCCGCCCTACGTCAAGGTCGAAAGCGCCCGCCGGTACCGCTGGTCCGAAGTCCAGGAATGGCTCGAATCCAGGACGGTGCGACACGATGGCTGAATACCTGTTCGGCACGAAGCTGTGGGCGCACTTCCGGACCGTCGTATGGGAGCCCGACCCCGACGGAATCCTGCCCAACAGCGTGAAGCTCCAAAACTCCTGGCACGAACACTGCCGGATCATCGGATTCCGTGACGACGTCGCCCTCATCTGCGACGAAACCGGACACGTCAAGAAAGTCACCGACTACGCCGCCGAACTCGCGGAAGGCGGTGACGTCCCCGACGAAGAGGGCTGCACCTGGGCCGTCTCGGTGGAGGTAGACGCCTGGGAGCCGGGTGACAGCGAGTGAGACTCTACAACCCGCGCACCACCCTCGACGAGCTCGGAGAAGAGGCTGTCGGCATCTCCTCGGGAACCGAGTTCGTTGAGCTGTCGGTGCCCGGCTGGGAGGTCCCCGGCTTTCTGCCCAGCGACCCCGACGGGCTGAAGTTCCAGGCCGAGATGGAGAAAGCCGCACGCGACGCCGCCATTCTCCAGCAAGCCGAAGCGATGCTGCTGTACCGCGAGACAGTGCGGGTCGCCGACCGACTGGAGAAGGAACGCTCCGGCCGCGAGGACACATGGCTTCCCGTCGACCTGGATGCGGCATTCGACAAGCCGCAGCAGATGCCGGAGGTCGGCGAATTCATCGCCGCCGAGAAGTCCAACGGCGGCGGCGTGTTCTACGCGGGCAAAGTCAACGAGATCCACGGCCCGTCCGAATCCGGAAAGACGATGCTGGCCCTACTCGTCATCGCCCAGGAAATCCGCAAGGGCAACAACTGCGTAATGATCGACTTCGAAGACGACGTCAGCGCCATCGTAGGCCGACTCCGCCACGTCTTCGGCCTCACCCGAAAAGAGATCACCGAGCAGCTGTTCTACTACAACCCCGACCAGGCGTTCAGCGACCAGGCGTTCGACCGGATCGAGAAACACCCGAACGTCACCATCGCCCTCATCGACGCCGTCACCGAAGCCATGTCGGCGGAAGGTCTCGACGGACGCAACGAGAACGAAGTAGCCACCTGGATGGGCGCCTTCCCCAAAAGGCTGGCCCGTCTCGGCATGGCCGTCGTTCTCGTCGACCACACCCCGGCAAGTGAGGGAGGCCGGGCGATCGGATCGCAGCACAAGAAAGCGGCTATCACCGGGGTGTCGTACACGACGGAGTCGGTCAGCAAGTTCGCCCGGGGGCGATCCGGACAGCTCCGGATCAAGGTAGCAAAGGACAAGATCGGCAACATCAGGCCCGAAGCCCTCCCCCAGAAGGACGGGCAGGAGTGGCGCGGAGATCTCCGCATCGACGGCACGGAGGACCCCTCACACCCGCGCGTGGGGCTCTGGGGGGTGGATCCGGCGCTGCTTCACGGTGGCGGCGACGATTCCCACCTCGACCGGGGAGTGATGCCCGGCGGCCCCAGCGAGAACGAGAAGCGGGCCGTGATCGTGGCGCTGGAGAACGGCCCCTCCCAGGGCATGAGCACCAACGCCCTCTGCACCTACATCGGGGGCCGGAAGGACGCCGTCCGGACGACCCTGGAATGGATGCGGAACAGCGGTGAAGTGCTGTGGGTGAAGGAGGGCAACTCGATCGTCCACGGCCTCCCACCGAAGCCCCGGGAGGACGTCCAGGGGGAGCTGGAAGACCCCGGATAGGGGCCGGAAAGCGGTTCCCGATGATCTTCATTTCAAGATCACTGGGAACCGATGCGGGAACCGGTTCCGGACCCTGACGGGAACCGGTTCCCGAAGATCTTGGAACGGCGGAAAGTCGCAGGTCAAACGGTTCCCGTGAAAACTGGGAACCGGTTCCCTGATCTTGAAAATTTACCCCTCGACCATGGTGGTTCCCGTCAGTTCCCCCCCCTTTAGGAAGGGGGGAACGGGAACCGGTCCCGGAACTGGAACCGAAAGGCAGCCCTAAATGATCAAGGTTGAACCCTGTCCCTCGTGTGGACGGACCACCCTCATGGACGCCACCGGAAGGGGAGAAGCGACACCCCTCGACGCCCAGACAGCAGGGACCGCACTCCTGGCCGGACTCAAGCTCGCCTGGGTGCACTACACGGGTGGGCGACCCAGCTCGTTCAGCGAGGCCTCACCGGCCGTCCTGGGCGCACTGAGGAACGAACCGTCGGAGCGCCCGGTAGTGGTCGCAGAACACCGATGCCCCCCGAAGGCCACAGGCGGCCCCCTGAAGCTCTCGTGGAAGGCGGGTGAGGGTGAGGGCCCAAAAGAACCCCACAGCCCGTCTGCGGCCCCTTCTCGTCCTTCCTCGGGGCCCTCGACGGGCGAACCGACTGCCCTCACTGCGGCGACATCCCGTTCTGAGGTCTCCGGGCCAAGGTGCTCCGGCTGCGGTCAGCCCTGCGCCGACGGGACCTACGCCGCCATCGAGCTGGGCGACGTACTCGTCTGGGCTTCACACGTCGACGCTTGTCCGTAGAAAGCCGACCGGGGGTGGCCCGATAGGATTTGACTCCGGATCACCCCCGTCGGGGTAGAGCGCGAACGGAGACACCGTGAAGAACGCTTCCAGGCTGACGGCCGAGGGGCCCGAAACCCAGAGCCAGCCCCTCGTGGACGGATTCCCCGTTCCGGCCGGGCAGGCCTCCCCGTGGAGGAAGCACCCGAAGGGGGACAGGCGATGAACCCCTGCCCGAACTGCAAAGGCACCGGCTGCCAGTGGTGCGACATCTCAAGGAGGACCCGATGAACTGCACAAACTGCCGAGACCGCGGCTGCGCCTGGTGCCAGGGGAAGGGAAACTGAATGGCAATCCATTACGCCTCCATCGGATACACGTCCGACCCCGACAATCAGCAGATCATCCCCGTGGGCGGAAACCATCCGCTGAAATTTCCGCGGAATGAGCAGCACGACCCGTGGGAAATGCACCCGGCCACCGGACCGGTAATCCGCATGGCCGCAACGGGAATGGCGACATTCCAGCTGGACGTAAGCTGGGCACCCGGAAGCTACGCCCGCCGATACGGGATCATCTCCGACACCTGGCCGTATGAAGGCACCGCCGACGGAGTCCGGCCCGACCACACGTACACCTTCCACACCCCCGTACACCGCGGAGACGACGTCGCCGTACTCGTCGGCCACGCCGCGGCCACACCCCAGAACGTTGTGTCGGCAAGGCTTCAGGTGATGATCGACGACGACGTCGCCATCCCCGTCGAACGGAAGATCAACATCCGTGTCGGCACAGACCCCGACCCCGACGAAACCGATCCCCCGCCTGTCTACGGCGACGGCATCGCCCAAACCCCCATCGACCCCGAACACCCCGGACACTGACACAGCAGAACCACCCTCCGCCCGTGAGAGTGAAGGGGGGTTCTGCCATCCTCTAGAAGATCAACGCCCCGCCGTAACGGGCCTCCCAGTACGCATCCTCCTCAGCCCGCTGAGTCGTGTAGCCGAGCTCGCACTCCTCGGAGCAGAAGTTCATTTCGTCCTGATACGGGACACCGTCCGGCTCGAACGGATCCCCGCAGTGACCACAGTAAACCTCACCAACGCGGATCACGACGCCTCCTCTTGGGTTTGTTGTACGGGGTCGGCCTGTACCGCCGGGCACCCGGCGGAAGATACCGGTGGCAGAACAGGCCGAGCGGAAGGAACGCCACCGTGACGACGACCACCCCAACGAACGCCACCAGGATGGTCGCCATCATCACTCCTCGCTACAGGCCTGACTTCCTCAGGGCCCACCGCATGCACTCGCCCATCTCGCCGTAGAAGATGAACGGCCCGCCGAACGCGTGCCGGACACCCCACGACCCCTCGGGGCCTTCCTGCCAGTCGAAGTCGACCTCAAGCCGCTTCACCAGGTCCAGCCCGTATACCACCCTGCTGGACGGAACCACGGCCAGTTCGCCGTCGTCGAACGTCACCACAGCCAGTGTGCCCCGATCGTCCCTGGCCGGGATATCCCCGAGACCGGGGATCACCTTCGCCTTGAAGTGTTCCTGATAGCCTCGCGCCTTCACGACGGTGACTGTGTTGGTCATGTCAGTGCCTCGCTTCCTCGATGCCGCAACGGTGGTGGTGCGGGATGTAGGGCCCCCGCTCCTGGTCGCGCTTCTTCTCTGCCAGTTCGACCTGTGCCGGAGTTTTCTCTCTGGGGACCAGCCGGAGCCAGTCCGCGTCCTTGTTCATCACTCCTCCTCACTGCCGGTAGTAGACGTTCTTGCCCGACATGACCGCGTAGCGGGCTGACAGGACCGGTTCCAGGGTTTCCGCGTCCACGAAGGTGGAACCCTTCCAGGGGTCGTACAGGGCCTGCCGGAAGCCCTCCGGCCGAGGCTGGGGAGCCTGGCCGGAGATCCGCACGCCCTCCGTGCCGACCACCCAAGCGTGGACGTTGCGGACACCCTCCCGGATACACCGCTGGCGTCCGGCCTCACTGACCCTGAACGTCACCCCGGAGAGAGTGACGGCGGAGGTGTACTCGATTCGCTGACCGGGGATCTTGACGCTGATCACGTCGGCCGTCTCGCCTGCCTGAAGGCGGGGAAGGTGCAGGTGTGCCCAGGTTTCCACGATTTCTCCTCTGACGTTCCAGCCGGAACCCCGGACCAGCGACCCGGGATCCCTACTGGGGCTCTCAGAGGTTCTCGTTGGCGATGGCGCAGGCCACGCAGCTGGTCTCGTAGTCGCAGTAGCAGTCGGACTCGCAGGCCTCGCAGTCGTACAGCGTGCCCGGCTGGTGGGGGTAGTCGGCGTGAGTCATGTTCTCCCTCTCCTTCGCTCTACTTACAGTATACCCTGTGGGTGTTACTTAAAACCAGGGAACTGGGAGGAACTTCCCGACAGAGCCGGGACGCTCCCCTCAATCACCTCGAAATCGATCGGCGCCACACCGCAGGGAGATTCCCCCGAGTCCCAGCCAGCACACGAGCCTGACGCTGCGCCGGAATGGACGACAGCACGAACTCCGCCGCCGACTCCTCCGGCATGAACACCAACTGCGTCTCCCTCGCCCTACCGGACTGGCACACCATCCCCCGGCCCACACCGGCAGGAGCCACCTGATAGCGCCCACAATCGGCCGCCAGCCACTTCCAGGCCTTGTCCGAGTAGCCAACCATCACCCTCGTGCCGAAATTTTCCAGAAGATCAGCAGTCAGGCCAGACCGGTACGAAGCCAGCTGGGCGAAAGCGATCACATGCATCTTCACCGCACGACCCATGAACGCCAGATCGGCGAAAGCATCCAGCGCGCCAAACCCGCCCTGATTCCTGTCCAGAGCCTTCAGGTGGGTCAGAGTCGCGTTCGTCTCCTCGAACAGGACAATCACCCTCGGACCCACCGGGGCTTCCTCCAGAGGGCCATCCCAGGCCTTCACGACCTGATTCCGGCGGTGCAGCTCACGCCCCAGGTTCAGCAGACCAGAGCCGATCAGCTCCGTCGTGTCGGCGTAGTGCACCAGCGGCTCAAGACCACGGGCCCACTTGTGAGAGTGCATCTTGCGGTCCAGCACGACCACCACATCACCCTGAGACAGCCGCTGAACGGCAACCGACCGGGCGATGGTGGACTTCCCCTTGTTGGTCGGGGCGTTCACCAGGATGTGAGGCGACTCAGAGTCCAGGTCGACCGTCACGGCCCCGCCGACCCCGACACCCAGGGCCAGCGAAGAAGCAGAAGGGGCGGGGATGTCGTCGAACGTCACAAAATCCGGGATGTTCGACGACTGGCCCCCCAACCCAGAAAAGGGAGTGGGATGATTCATCCAGTCCACGACCGGACTCCTCTCAAGACTGTATGGATGCCCGGGGCCAGGGCACGGCCCACATGCCCCGGGGCGATGGTGTTGCCGACCGGTAAGCGAAGCCCAGGGCACAGCCCACATGACTTCACCAGTCGACGGAGAAGACCGGAACCCAGGGCTCAGCCCACATGAATCCAGTCCAGTGCCCGGGAGGGGAGTCGAACCCCTCCTACGACCATCCGGGCGGTTTGATCAGCGAGAAGCCAGAGACCTGGCCTCATTCAGAGCCGCAGTAGCCGACCCGTGGGTCTGGAAACTGATGGTGCTGACCCGACCGTCACGGTTACAGAACCTCACCGACCACAACCGGCGGTTACCGTCGGCCGACTTGTCGGACGTCACGAAGTACGCCCCGTCATCGGTCGGGAAGATCTGGCCGTACACCCGGGTACCCCAGAAGTCCATGGTGTCCTTGCGGAACCACACCTGACCCACGGCCTCGTTGGCCTTAACGATCTCTTCAACCGAGTAGTACACGGCAACTCTCCCTTTCGTTGAACCACAGCCACTCCCCCGAAGGGGAGGACTGAAGATCAACGACCGGTGAGCCACTCAGCCGGAGGAGACCAGGGCTCCTCAGTCCAGCCATTTGGGCCGAAGAACTTCCGGACGAAGTGGATCGCGTACGAGTAGCCCCAAAGTTCACCCGAGGGCTGGTACGTCTCCCGGGAGTAGAACGTCCCGTCGCCGTTGTTCTCGTACCCGCCCTCAAGCCATTCGAGGGCCTCTTCGACCTCTTCCCTCAGGTCGGGGTGATTCTCGTCCAGGCTGATGATCGGACGGACATCGTTCCTGCACTCTTCCAGGATGTAGGGCGACCAGGACCGGTCAACCCACCCGTGCTCTTCGGTCGGCTCCTCGAACGGGAACCCGTCCTCGTCGTGCTCCCACCTCACCCTGGTGCCGGTGTAGTGGGCAAAGATCTGACCCATGATCCCTCTCCTTCCAGTGAGTACCTGGAGAGAATTCCTCTGAGTATTATCTACCCTGAGGAACTCTCCTCAAACACTCACCCGACGAGACGGACGAACCCCCACTCCAACCTGGTACAAGCAGACTCCATCTCCCCTGCATGAGCCTCACACAGCCAGAAACTCACCGAACCACCCCACGGATAAGCGATCTCCAGACGAACACCAGCCGACCGGTCACACCTGGCGGTGGTGACATGGAACCTGCAACGGGACACGACACACTCTCCTCTGACTAGGTTTGATGAACTATCCTGAGTGCTCCGGACCGGACTCGAACCGATCCCCTAAGCCGACGCTTAGGCCCACCAACCTGGGACGGAGCTGGCCTTGCCTACTTACACATGTCAGTTCCTAGAAGGAACTCGGCCCCTTGGCGAGGCACACACCCCTCTTGACCTGGGCGACTTCCACTTCGATGCCGAAGCCGTCGCCGATCTTGGCGCCCATGGGGAGGATGAAGGCTGTGGGCTCCGAGTGCCACTGGGAGGGCGTCATCCCGAAGTCACAGGTGACGGTGTTGGGCCTGTCGGCGGGGGTGAAGGCGTAGAAGTCGACACCCTCTACGGAGTGGACCTTGTACTGCTGCCCCTGGTAGGTGACGATCCGGCCTACCAGGGTGAGGGCTGTCAGGGCTTCGGGGGTGATGCTCTGGGTGGGGATGTGGATGGTGTTCATGGTCGCTCTCCTTAGGGCTGGGTGATGATCACTAGGGCGATGGTGGTGAGGGTGATGATCGCTAGTGCAATCCTGTGGATCAAGGTGTCCCCTCTCCTTCCTGATCTCTCCCTCTTGGTATACCCCTAGTGTACATGCCCATAGGTAATCCCTCTACAAAGGGAAGGCAAAGGAATTGCAAATCCCATATGCGTATTGATGTGATGCTATGTGTCATATGGTGCATTCATGCATCTATATGCGCATATATCATGCAATGCATGCATATGGGGTATATGGGTGATATGTCCCATTTGCTGCTGCAAAGCTCCCTGCAAATCCCCCCGGGCCCGGCGACGGTCCGATTTCTACCGGATAGCAAAAATCGAAAAGTGAAACCCTGAGGCATCACATTGGAGGGTGACGATGGCGGATGTGAAGAAGATCGCCCAGCCTGGCGGTGACGAGTTCAGCGCTGGTAGCGAGCTGGAGCCGCGGCGCAGTGATGGGCGTCCGGCTACGAAGAATCATCTGGAGCGGGGGTGGGTGAAGCACCGTCTGATCCGGGATATGGCTTTGGGCGAGAAGACTCAGAGGGCTTTGGCTGCGCAGTACGGGGTGTCTCAGACGTCGATCAGCGCTTTCAAGAAGCGGTACATCCTGGAGATTGAGGAGGTCAGGAACAATCTGGCTGATGAGTATGCCGGGGTGTGGGTGGCTCAGAAGATGGCCCGGATTCAGGAGTACCAGCAGGCGGCGGAGAAGATGGCTTCGGGGACGTCGCCCAGGAATGCGGAGGTCCTGGTGTCGATCTTGAAGGCTGTGGCGGAGGAGCTGGGTCAGCTTCCGGCTCGCACGCAGGTCAACGTGTCGAGCGAGCAGACGGTTTATCAGGTTGTGGGGGTGTCTGTCGATGACATCTGAGATGCTCGACCCGGATGAGCTGATTGCGAACGCCGTCGCGAGGGGTGACGCTGCGAGGGCTGAGGCGAGGCGGGTTGCAGCCCTGACGGCGAGGGGTGTGGCCCACCGGTATCAGCCGTTCGGCACGGCGGTGGAGGCTTTCAAGTGCAAGGACCCGGAGTTGCTGTACGCGGGGCCTGCGGGTACAGGGAAGTCGAAGTGTCTTCTGGAGAAGCTGCATGCTGTCGCCCTGAAGTACCCGGGCATGCGCGGTCTGATCGTCCGCAAGACTCTCGCCAGCCTCGGTAGTACCGCTCTGGTGACGTACGAGGAGCATGTGGCGAAGGAGCATCTGGCGAACGGGGAGGTGAAGTGGTTCGGGGGTAGCGCGAAGGAGGCGGCCTGTTACCGGTATGGGAATGGCAGCAGGATCGTGGTGGGCGGCATGGACAAGTCGATGAAGATCATGTCTTCGGAGTACGACATCGTCTACGCCCAGGAAGCCACCGAACTCCTTGAGCAGGACTGGGAGGCGATCACGACTCGTCTGCGTAACGGGAAGATGCCGTACCAGCAGATCATCGCCGACGCGAACCCGGACGTTCCTACGCACTGGCTGAAGGTGCGGTGCGACCTCGGCAAGACCACCCACATCCGCTCCCGGCACGAGGACAACCCGGTCTTGTTCACCCAGACTCCCGAGGGTCCTGGCCCCCTGACGGAGAAGGGGAGGGCGTACATGGAGAAGCTGGACGCTCTGACCGGGGTCCGGTACCAGCGTCTGCGCAAGGGGATCTGGTGTGCGGCCGAGGGTCTGGTGTACGACGAGTTTGATCCGCTGGTGCACATCCACAAGCAGATCAAGGTTCCGCCGGTGTCGTGGACGCGCTACATCACCGTCGACTTCGGGTACACCAATCCGATGGTGGTGCAGTTCTGGGCGGAGGATGACGAGGGACGCCTTTACCTGTACAAGGAGTTGTACCGGACGAAGACGACCGTGGAGGATATGATCCCCCTGATCAAGGAGGGGATGAACCTGAGGAAGGAACCCCGCCCCAGGATGATCATCTGTGACCACGACGCCGAAGGCCGGGAGCTCCTCAGGCGCGGTCTGGGCATGGCGACCGTCGCGGCGAAGAAAACCGTCGAAGACGGCATCCAGGTCGTGAAGAAGCGGCTGAAGGTGAAGGAGCACGACGGCCGCCCCATGCTCTACCTGTGCGAGAACGCCGTAGCCGACCGGGACAAAGAGCTCCTCGACAAGAAGAAGCCGACATCCACCCTCGATGAGGTGGTCGGGTACATCTGGGACCGGGGGACTGTCCAGGCGCAGGAGAAGGGGAAGCCGCCGAAGGAGGCCCCCGTCAAGGAAGACGACCACGGCATGGATGCGATGCGGTACATGGTCGCCCAGCTTGACCTGAAGGCGAGGCCCCGTGTCCGTTCGATCACGTACTGACGACCTGAAGCCGCTTCCCCGCCGGGTGCAGTGGTGGAGAAGGACAAGGGATCGTAGGCTGGAGGGACTGCGTGCCTTGAAATCGGTTGTCGCAGCCCTTGTAACCCTTGTCATCTCTGTGCTAGGGGCTACACTGATCTCGCTGGGGGTTTACTCTGTGTACCATCCTGCGGGACTGATCGTTGCTGGTCTGCTGGTCTGGGTGCTCCAGTGGAGCCACGAGAAGGACAAGGGGGGCAAGGGTTGAGCGTCTTCGGAAATATCTTCAACAAGTCCCCGATCCCTCTCGCCCCGCGGGCCGAGCGCGAAGTCTTCAACATCATGGGCGGCAACCGGAACTCCACCGCCGACAAGATGCGCCGGGGCATGGAGCAGTACGGCGAGGTCGGCACCGCGTTCGGAATCATCTCCCGGCTTGCGGAGACCACCGCCCAGGTTCCCTGGCACCTGTACCGGAAGAACACCGACGGCCGCCGGGTGTACCGGGAAGTCGAGCTCCGTAAAGAAGTCACCCGGCACGCTGTTCTCGATCTGCTGGCCCGCCCCAACCCGGTGATGGACTGGGTCGAGTTCGCTGAGACGTCCATTCAGCACTATGACACCACCGGCGAGTTCTGGTGGGTGTGTGCGTATGGGTCGATCCGGGCGGCCGGTCCTATCGAGCTGTGGCCGGTGCGCCCCGACCGGATGAAGATCGTCACCGACCCGTATGACGCTCTGGTCGGGTACATCTACGTCGGACCCGACGGCGAACAGGTGCCCCTGACCAAGGACATCGTCATCCAGGGGCGTCACCCCAACCCGATGGACATCTACCGGGGCCTGGGGCCGATGCAGGCTCTGACGCTGAAGCTGGACTCGAACCGGCTGGCGGCGGAGTACAACCGGAACTTCTTCCTCAACTCGGCCGAGCCGGGCGGCATCATCGAGATCGAGGACCGGCTGGACGACGACGAGTTCCGTGAGCTGACCCAGCGGTGGCGAGAGCAGCACCAGGGTGTAGCCAACGCCCACCGTGTTGCAATCCTGGAACAGGGCAAGTGGGTTGAGCGCAAGTTCTCCATGAAGGACATGGCGTTCCCCGAGCTGGCCGAACTGTCCCGGGAAGACATCCGCGAGGCCTTCGGCTACCCGAAGGGCATGACCGGCGCCACCGAGGACGTCAACAAAGCCGTCGCCGACGCCAACGAACGGATGTTCGGCCGGTACCTGATCCGGCCCCGCTGCGGGAAGCTGAAGTCTGCGCTGAACGACGGGCTTCTTCCGCTGTTCGGCGCCACAGGCCGCGGCCTGGAATTCGACTACGAGGACCCGGTACCCGAGGACCGCGAAGCCGACGGCCAGGACCGCATCACCAAGGCCCAGTCCCTGAAGATGCTGGTCGAAGCCGGAGCCGACTGGGATGATGCCCTGGAGATCGTTGGCCTGCCTCCCATGAAGCGGGACGAGGCCCGGCTGAGGATGGCTGAGGAGGCCCACCAGGCCGCCATGAATCCCCGCCCGGGGCAGGAAGGCGGCGATCCGAAGCCCAACCAAGAGCCGAAGAAGCCGAGTCCGGCAAGGGAGGTAAACGAATGAGCCAGCGCAAGGGTGTGTCCATCCAGGCGCGCGAGTTCAGCCAGGAAGAGCGCGAGCAGCTCGCCAAGGAGGGCAAGGCCCTGCCGGACGGCAGCTTCCCCATCGTGACCCGTGAAGACCTGGAGAACGCCATCCAGGCGATCGGGCGCGCGAAGGACCCGGATGCGGCAAAGGCCCACATCAAGAAGCGGGCCCGACAGCTCGGCCTGGAGGAGCTGATCCCGGAGACCTGGGACCGGATGTCCAACCTGAAGGTTGTCCGGCCGCTGTCACGCCTGGAGAAGGGGCGGACGGACTGGTACCGGGTCGAGAACAACGCGGGCCGCTCCCCCGAGATCTTCATCTACGACGAGATCGGGTACTGGGGCACCGCGGCAAACGCGTTCGTCAAGGACCTGGCGATGCTTCAGGATGAGTCCGAGCTCGTCATCAACATGAACTCGCCCGGCGGGGACGTGTTCGACGGGATCGCCATCTACCAGGCGCTTCTCGACTACCCTGGGCGGGTCGTCATCAAGATCACAGGCCTGGCCGCTTCGATCGCTTCGGTGATCGCGATGGCCGGTGACCGGGTCGTGATGGGCGCCAAGTCCTCCATGATGATCCACGAAGGCTTCACGTTCGCTTCCGGTGACGCGGCGACCATGCGCAAGACGGCCGCCATGCTCGACCGGATCAGCGACAACATCGCTTCCGTGTACGCCGACCGCGCCGGTGGCGAGCCCACCGTGTGGCGGGACCGTATGCGCGAGGAGACCTGGTACAGCGCAGACGAGGCCCTCGCGGCCGGTCTGTGCGACGAGGTCGAAGGCCGCAAGGCGCCCATGACCGATGACTTTGATCTGGGCGTCTACAAGTACCCCGGCCGGGAGGAAGCTCCCATGCCGATGGAAAACAAGGCGACCGCCCCGGTATCGGAGCCGGTGTCGGAAGTAGAACCGAAGGCAGAACCGGAGTTCAAGTGGGACTTCGCGGCTTTCAAGAGCTCCCTGAAGGAGGGAATCCGTGGCTAAGATCGCAATCCCCACCGACCGGGCAGGGCTCGAAGAGCTGCTCGCCGACGGTGGCAAGGTCCAGAACCTGATGGCCGAGGGCCAGTTCGCCGACGTCGTGAAGGCGTACGCGAAGCACGAACTGGAGGCCGACCAGCACCTCCAGACGCAGATCAAGGAGGAGACGCAGCGCGTCCTCGCCGAGTACCTGCGTGAGAACGAGGACGCGAAGGGCCTGGAGCTGCTGAAGCAGGGTGGCGTTCAGGCTGTCACCCGCAACGGCTCCGACCGCTCCGTCTACAACCGCAAGGCGCCGGGCGCTTCCGTCGACGGCCAGTTCGCCGACATGCCGGAGTTCTTCAACACCATCTGGCACAACACCCACCGTGACTCTGTCGTCTCCGAGCGTCTCGCCGGTCTGCGTAACGCCGCGGCCTCCTCGGGCGAGCCGTCCGGTGGTGGCTTCCTCGTTCCGGAGGAGTTCCGGGCCGAGCTGCTCCAGCTGTCCCTGGAGACCGGCGTCGTCCGCCCCCGCGCCCGTGTCGTCCCGATGTCGACCTCCCGGGTCCTGTACCCGACCGTCGACTCGACGTCGCACGCGTCCAACGTGTTCGGCGGCGTTCAGGCGTACTGGACCCCGGAGTCGGGTTCCATGACCGATGTGGCTGCCGACTTCGGCCGGATCGCGCTTGAGGCCTGGAAGCTGACGGCGTTCGCGAACGTCCCGAACGAGCTGATCGCCGACTCTGCGATCTCCTTCGAGGCGTTCATGCGGTCTGCCTTCCCGGAGGCCCTCGCCTACTTCGAGGACGTCGCGTTCATCACCGGTAACGGCGCCGGGCAGCCGGAGGGCTTCCTGAACGCTTCCGCTTCGGTGGAGGTCGCGAAGGAGTCCGGCCAGGCCGCGGACACCATCGTGTGGGAGAACATCGTCAAGATGTACGCCCGCATGCTTCCGCAGTCTCTGAACCGCGCGGTGTGGGTTGTCTCTCCGGACACCTTCCCCGAACTGGCGACGATGGCGCTGTCCGTCGGCACCGGCGGTGGCCCGATCTGGCTGAACAACGGTGTCTCCGGTCCTCCGGCGACGATCCTGGGCCGCCCGGTCGTGATCTCCGAGAAGGTCGAGAACCTGGGTGACGCGGGCGACATCAACTTCGTCGACCTGTCGTACTACCTGATCGGTGACCGTCAGGCGCTGACCGTGGAGTCGTCCCCGCACTACCGTTTCCAGAACGGCGAGACCAGCTTCAAGTTCGTCTCCCGTGTGGACGGCCGTCCGTGGCTCCAGTCGGCGCTGACCCCCCGCAACGGCGGTAACACGCTGTCCCCGTTCGTCAAGCTCGCGGCTCGGGCCTGATGATCCAACCCCCGGCGGGCATTGAAACCCCCGCCGGGGGCCGCCTTAGCCAGCATTAACACCCTGGCTAGACAAGGAGAATGAAAATGGATGGACTCGGTCGCGTCTTCAACGTGATCAGCGAGGCATCGGGTCTGGACGTTCCGCTCACCCGCGGTACGGCCGTCTCGTTCCTCTCGTTCCTGGACGCGGGCACTCACACGCTCACGTTCACTCAGACCGACTCC